GGCGAAAGCATCATCACTAATCATGACCGCCATGCAGGGCATACCTTTCTAAAAGAACACCAATCGCAGAGGATTGATTTATTTGGTTTGAAATCTTCGTTCTCGCAACTGAAGTCTATCTGTTGCTTCACTGAAACAACCTGTTCCTCAACTTCGGAAAGCATTTTTTCCGTATCTTCCTGCTTAAAAGAAACTCCATCTTTGAGGTAGAGAAGTTCAACGCTTTGGACATGTCCGACTCCAGTTGACTGAAGGAGATGTGAATACACAATAAGTTGGAAGAACTTATCCTGTACCCAAGCGGCTTTTGGTGTTTTGCCCGTTTTGTAGTCAGAAATGACATACCCAAGTCCTTCCCACGAGTACCTATCGATGAAGCCCTTTATTGTTACTCCACCGATTTGCCCGTTGAGTTCGTGCTCTATTCCTGCTGGCTGAGTTTTCTCTGGATTTTCTATCTTCCAAAGATTTTCAACACACCACCATGACTTCCATCGGAACAGGCGAAGTTTTTCTTCACCTCTCACCCATGGGGTGACTCTGTCCATCCACGATTCAGACCAAAGACTAGAGGCTATTGTTTTTGCTTCTTGCTGTGTTCGCTTTTCCGGCTCAAGTGCATAAAGAGTTTCAAGAACTTCGTGAACAAAATTGCCCATCAGAGTTGCTTCCGTTGGGTCTTCCTGCATCAAGTCTATTTTTGAATACTTGAATTTCAGGGGGCATTGTTTGTATGTCCCTATGGACGAAGGCGAAAGATGTGGTGGTGGCTTGAACGGCATCTATTCGGCATTCATGGTGAGGTTGATGCACTGTTGGATGAGCGCCTCAAGGTCTGCCATTTTTGCGGTCTGGCGGGTCGGCTTTGGTCTATCGCCAGCGTGAGTCTTCCAAAAGTCATTCAGACCCGCCTTTGCTTCAACTGAAAGGCTTCGGGAAAGTTCAACAAACTGCTCCCACATTGCATCAACCTGTGGGTCGATAGATGCTTCCGCTTCTGCCTCCATCGCCTCTTCTGTTCTAGCGAGATAGAGGCCGACACCGAGAGCCTGTGCTGCCTTCTTTAGCGCATCAGAAACAGCACCCTTGAACTCATCACCAAGGTCGACAATGTCGCCATTCTTAGTGCGCTTGATTTTCTGACCACCGAAACCGTCTTTGGTGACGCTGATGAACTTGTCTGTTCCTGGATATACGGTCATTCGGACATGGGCAACAATGAAGTCTGGGTCAAGGGCGTCTCGTTCGCACTTGATGATTTCATACGACCAACCATCAAAACCGAGAACCTTATTGAGGCGATTGATTACCTCGCTGACGGGAATGTAGGTAAGGCTCGCCCCACCCTTTTTAAGAATGCGCTCAACTTCTTTCGGAAATGGCTCAGAGAGTTCGTTATGCATTTTGGTCATCTTTTCCTGAGCCTCGCGCATTTCTCTATTGCGCATTTCCTGCCAGTCGGGAGGAAGAATATCCTTCAAATCAACAGCCTCGACTGGTTCTGCTGTTTCCACTTTCTTAGTAGCCATTACTTGGTCTCCTTGTGAGCGCCGAAAATTGCAATATTGGTTTTTGGTTCACCAGTTTCGCAGTACATATCGGCATTTATTCCTAGTTCGTTAAGAGCCTTGACCCTCCAGTAAGAAGGGCTCAAGTAGTCAAGGAGTTTAATGACTATCTCCTTGTCTGACAACCCGACCTCGCCAGTATCCATATCCACAGATGAACTCTTCAATCTGTCATACACAACGGACACAAGGTTTTGGTTGTCCCACTTTTTGCGAGGCGCGCTGGTCATGCACTTGATTTCGGCACCAGACTCAAGCGTCACAATCGTTGACTGCTCGGACTCCATACGGTGCGCCAGTTTTGCTGCGTATGATTCATAAACCATAGACAGTTCCTTTTTAAGTTCGTTAAGCGCAACCAACTGTCCTAACGCCTCATTTAGTGGCGCATTGGCAATATCGTCACTATTCAGGAACTCATCTAATTCTATAAGAAAAGGGGAAATATGCTCCGGTTTTAACACCTATAAACTCCAATCATCAGTTATCAGACGATGATACTGACGATTTTTCTTTGTGGCAACCCTAGTCCTGTCAAATATGTAAACGCCCCAACGGCTGAGTCAACTTGGTCGTCATGGTCGCATGCTTCCGGGAATGAAGAAAGTTCATCCATCCATTCGGTTAACCACGGTCCACGGACAATGCGGACATTTCCATTAGCAACGGCGGCAGCAAATGGTCTTGCCCTAGTTACCTTGTCGCCAGTTGAGCGAATTCCTTGGAAATCATGGCCCGGAACCACATATCTGGCGTATTGGTCAACCAGTGCCTTACCTGCGGAACCTGGTTCTTGTTCCATTCTAATGCTCACGCCCTTCCCGTCCTCGTAGGCTGTCTGGGCAACAAATTGCTCTACTTTTTCCCCTTTGGCCCTTATTTTGCGGACATCCAAGATGTAGGCAATACCAGAATCAAACAACATTAATGTACCAACAGTCCAGTCGGGGTTAGGAGTCGTCTGTGACGGTTCCGTAGCCGCAAGGTCCCAGAATCTGACAGCCCTAGCCGCAGATGTAACCACCGGAATGTCCGAGTTATCAATTATAACAACTGACTCTCTTTCAAACATTGTTCCCAGGGTGGTTGACCACCAGTCACCCTCCTCCAACCTTCTCCGCTCAATGGGGTCAAGGGCTTGCAGGGCTTGACGATACGAATCAGCGTCAATTCCAGGGTTATCGGTCAGTTTTGACGGAACGAAGATTCTCCCCTTTTCCAGCCCCTCAATAATGAAACGCTGTCTGACCCAGTTGGGTGCAGGGTTGGATGCGCATCTCATTCGCAGTGGAACTTGAGAGAGTGGTCCAGAAGCAGGACGACGGAGACGGGAGAACAAATATCTGTAATCAGATTCACGAATTTCAGTCACCTCATCCATTCCGATGAACTGAAATTCCGAACCCTTATATCTGAGGTAGTCGTTCGTGTTGTTCAAGTAGCCGAACGAAATTCTTGCGCCAGAAGGAAAGGTTGCCACATAACTGTTGGCGTTCCAGTGAATGCCGTCCATTTCGTCAACCCATGTCTTAAATCTGTCCATGAGAGCGCCGGGAAGAGATAAGTCGGCAAATGTTCTTCTGAAGAGAATTGCGGAGTAGCCAGGAACGTCAACATATTGAAGTGCAGACATCAGTAGAGCAGACGACTTTCCTCCACCTGCAGCACCACCAAACAAAGCCTCTATTGCATTTGTTCTCAAAAACACTTTTTGAGTTAAAGACGGCTCTTCAGGGCAGAACGGTGGCTTCTTCGGCTCTAAATACTCTAAAACTTTTGCCCAGTCGGTCATTTTTTTCCTGTACGGGTATTGCTGCATAAAAACGATTTATGCGCTACGGTATTTCCTGTATGAACAATTTCATCACCAACGCAACGCGTAAGTCAGTAAACAGTATTAGGACTTTTTTGACAAAAGCAAGAACTGCAACAACAAGGTCATTTATATCCTACACACTGATGGTAGGATTTATTATATTTACAAGCATCGGAGCGGGCTTAATCTCCCCTGCTCTTGGTTTTCTAGCGGCGGGTGTTACATGCGGAATATTGGGATTCCTACTAGGTCTTGAGTAAGCAATGGCGTGGAATAATTACAGCAATAAATCATTAAACAACGAATCGTCAAAGGCTGTCGGGCCGGGTGCCCCCGTGTCCCATAACCCTGGTTTTATTGGAAAACCTTATACCGACTCGTGGGACATCGAGCGTGTCTACCGGGAAGGAATGCAGAAGGTTACATGGGTAGCAAGATGTATCGACGCCATTGCCGGAAATCAAGCGCGCCTACCAATAGTTTTGAGGAAAGACAATTCTCCACATGGCGAGATAATCAAGGGCTCCAAAGCAAAAAATTCAGAGATACTAAAACTTCTTAACACAAAATCTAATATTGGCGAAAACTCTTTTATTTTTAGGTACAGGCTTTCTTCTCAGTTGTTGATGAGCACTCGTGGCGTGTTCATTGAAAAAATATACGGTCGAGATGGTGCTGTTATCGGTCTAAACCTTTTGCCGCCACAAAGCACTGCCCCAATACCTGACCCCAAGAGGTTTGTTGCTGGCTACGAAGTGAGAATGCCAAATGGTGCAATTGTCAACATGAAACCAGAAGACGTCATATGGATTAGAAAACCGCACCCGCTTGACCCATACCTGTCAATGACGCCGCTTGAAGCAGCGGGAATTGCTGTTGAGATTGAAAATCTTGCAAAGGTCTATAACAGAAATTATCTTATAAACGACGGAAGACCGGGTGGTCTACTTGTTCTCCGTGGAGAAATAGACGATGACGACAAAGAAGAACTGAAGAGCAGATTTAGGGGAAACATAGCCCGTGCTGGCGCAACTACAGTTATTTCTTCTGATGATGGCGCTGACTTTGTTGATACATCAGCAAGCCCACGAGACGCTGCATATATTCAGATGCGTCAGATTACAAAAGAAGAAATTCTTGCATCTTTTGGCGTTCCAGAATCTGTCATTGGAAATGCTGCTGGCAGAACATTTTCTAATGCCGGTGAAGAAATTAGAGTTTTCTGGAACGAAACAATGCTTCCACACCTAGAGCCAATAGGTAGAGCGCTAGATGAACTAGATGATGATTACTACATAGATTTTGATGTCTCAAATGTTCCTGTTTTAATTTTGTACGAGCAGGAAAGAAACAGATACACAAAAGAAGAGTTCACGCAGGGTCTAATCAGCCTCAATGAGTACAGAGATAAAACCGGAAGAAAAGAAGTCGAAAGCGACCTAGCAGACTCTCTGCTACTAAACCCAAACCTGACACCAATCGCCAACACAAAGAAAAAAATGGAACAACCAGCGCAGGCTGGTGTCATGGGTGCTCCACCTCCTCCGGGAATGCCAGGGGCACCAGGGGCACCAGGGGCAATGCCTGGAATGCCACCAGAGGGTGCCGCTCCTCCAGACCCAACAACCATGCAGGGCGCAATGGAGTTGGCATCACAGAATCAGTCAATGGCTGCACAGGCTGGAATGGGTCCAGAAGTTGCTCCGCCAGAACAGGCTTCTATGGAGACGGCACCACAGCAGGCTTCAATGTCTTATGGAGGAATGCGGACAAAATCAGAAGAAGACAACACGCTTGATAGATGGACAGAAATTCTTGACAGAAGCCTTGAGAGAATCTTTGAAAGACAACAGCGGGTTGTTCTGGAAAAAGCAGCGGGTGCAAAAGCCAGAAAACAACTAATCTCTGGATTCCTTGACACCGAAAGCGTTTTTCAAACAGAAGTTTGGTCAAAGCAAATAGAAGAAGACATCAAACCAGTGTTGAATGCGATAATTACCGATTCCCAGACAATGTTTGCCGAAAAGTCTTTGATTAAGACACCAATCAAAAAAGAAGACATTGTTGCTCAGGTCAATTCACAAGTTGAGAGAATTAAGTCAATCAATGATGAAACCGCACAGCAAATTAGCAACTCGATACTGGGGACTCTCAACATTGCTGATGGCGAGGAGCGTTCAACTGCGCTCAGAACATCGTTAGTTGGAATATTTACGAATCTTATAGCAAAGAAAAAATACGAAATAGCGCAGACTGAGGCCAGAATCGCGTGGTCAATGGGTTCTCGGATGTAGTTTATTTATTCTAAATAAATAAACCAAATCAATACTTGCAATCAGTTGCGTCATTGTGGTTTATCATTCTTTTATCTAGTGCGTAGGAGAGACAATGTCTAATAGCAGTATCGAATTCAAGGCTATGCCAGGACAGTTCAATGTAGATGAGGCACAGGGAATTGTTGAGTGTTTTGTTGCCGGAATAGGAAACAAGGACTCGGTTGGCGATGTTTTGATTGCTGGCGCTTTTTCCAAGAGCCTTACAAGAAGAAAGCCAAGAGTTGTCTGGGGTCACAACTGGAATGACCCAATTGGCAAAGTTCTAGAGATTTACGAAGTTCCGCCTGGCGATAGAAGACTTCCGCAAAAAATGATTAATGCAGGGATAGGCGGTCTTTACGCAAAAGTTCAGTTCAACCTGAACTCGGAAAAGGGTCGTGAGGCATTTGCGAATGTCGCTTTCTTCGGTCAAGAACAGGAATGGTCAATCGGATATAAAACGCTTGATGCGATTTTTGACCCAAACATTCAGGCGAATGTTTTAAAAGAAGTCGAACTATACGAAGTTTCTCCAGTTCTACATGGCGCAAATCAACTGACTGGGACAATATCCGTTAAGTCGGATGAGTTGGCTTTGGTAGAAGAGGAAAAGGGATGGGGAATGATGAACCCC